TGACCCAGTACCATTAGCATTAATGATTACTGTGTAATCTGTGGTCAAAGTCAGCAATGTGCTACCGCGATATACTGCGATATCGGTATTTGCAAGAATTTCAAACGTAAACGCATATGGCCCGACACCAGTATTGGTGTAGACCACTCGTCTTGCTACGTTAGATATCGCATAATCAGCCATAATATTTTCCTAATCTAATTGATTTTTCAATAAAAATCTACTACCTAAATTTACCTTCAGATTGCTCTAGTTTTTTGACATCACCGATATCCATCCTCAAATTAGGATCTTCCATGATTAATATCTTTCTAGCCTCAGCGTAAGCAGACTCTGCCACTCTTTGTACTATTCCCTGGGCCTTGGCAAAACCAGCGTTAGGGTTGTTTGTTTCCCTTGCATATGCAATAAAGTTTGCATCATTGGCAAGCATTAACAAGCCTTTTTCAATCTTATTGCCTTTGGTTGCCAGCTCAATAAGCCTTGTATATTGCTCATCATTTAAAGGCACACCATTTATTTGTTTGGCTGGAACATACATTGGCAGACGAAACTGGGCATAAATCATGTGCGCTGGGCTGTCTTTACCCTCTGATGTTTTAAACGGATTAAATGTTTCGTTCCAATTACCCTGGCCAGTTTTTTTAGTGACTCCAGTTAATGCATCTATTTGTGGAGGAAGTAAATCAGACGTTAATGGGTTTCTTGCCATAGCATCACCAAGAGCTAACAACGCACCTTTCTTTATTCCATTAAAAGGATTCTCTTCTAAGGGGGATGAGGCCACCATAACCAAAGATTTTTCTGGATTAATAAAGCGCTCTACGTTTGCAACAAATGAACTATGTATGCCAAGCGGACTGCCTCCAATAAGAACGCTAGTTGCCTGTTTTGACATATTAGACATTATGTTAAATAAAGATTTTTCTTCTTCTGTAGCTGAAGATTTCATCATCTTCATAAATTCGCTTATGCCTTTAAGCATAGGCTGCTCACTCATGTAGTTGTATAAACCCATTGTTCCACCAGTAAAGATTTTGACCATATCATCTTCGCTTGGGTTTTGCATTGAGTATTCTCCAATGCTTGCAGCAATTGCAATCATTGATGCTAATGGCTCTAAACCAGCATAGCTTATATAAACTTTATCTTTTGATACGCTAACCTTTGTTAGTTTTTCGTACTCTTTAATTCTTTCATCGCTTACCTGGTCTCTGTTTAATACATAACTAAATTGTTGCCAGCCGCTGCCTTCTAGAGTTTGTTTGTCACCTGTTCTCATTGGGCCGTATCCGGTCAATTTTCCTTCTAATGGCCCAGCCGCTACAGAGTACATGACAAGAGAACCAAGTCCAACCTTTGCCATTGCTATATCACTTTGTATTCCACCAGCCTTAACATCACTAATAAACTTTGGACTTAAAACACCAACTGGTGTTCTGCTTAATGTTTCCAACATGATGTTGGTAGGCGTTCTAATAAATGGAACAAATATTTTTATTAAAGGACTTTGAGTTAAGTGAATGTCAAGACCCTTGACTCTGCTGTTGCCGCTTGCATAAGTTCGTCTGTAGGGTTGGCTTGAAGAGACATTGTCAAAGACTCTGCCTGTTTGGCCGCGGTGTCTGGATCAACACCTTTTTTAATAAGCTCTTCAAACAGCTTGTTACCTTCACGCGTAGACAAAATGTTGATGTGATTTCTAAAGCCCATTGCTTTAAAAACTTCATCTTCTGCCATCAATGCTCTGCCTGGTAAGGTTACAAATGAACCATACATTTGCAAGGCCTTTTCCATTGTCTTGCCAAAATCAGTTTCAGCAGAGATTGAAAATGGGTCTCTGTTATATCTGGCAGACTCAATCTTTGTAAATGGATCTGTTGGAGTATTGTTTACAAAAGCTCTGTAACCTATTTCAAAAGCCTCTCTTGGAGATGTAACAAAACTAATTGCGTGTGCCTGTATTTCGTTTAACTGAATACCAGTTTCTCCACCAGGGAAAAGAAGATTCCTAACTTTGCCAATGCCAGACGCAACCAATCTTTCTGGTATTTGATATGCTCCAAAGAATGTATTACCAGCAATATTCTTAGCGTGTGTTATTGGGCTGGACAATATGCCATTAATCCACGTAGTCATTACGATATCTGTAACCCTACCAAGTTTACCTTTCCAATCACTTGCGTAACCAGATGCTGACATTTCAGCCCTACTTGATCGAGAATCTAATGCAATATATTTTTTTGCAAAATCATGTACTGATTTAATGCCACCAGCATGATTGCATTAAGAGCGCTTCCTCTTTCTGCGGTTGACTGTCTTGCCTCAGAAAATATACCAAGTGTTCTTGCAATATCAGCCTGACGGCCTCTTGCCGCTTTAAGCAATGACCCTTCTAGTGCAACAGCCTGTTGAAACTCGCTTGCTAAATCAGCATTTAATGTTCCAGCTTTTGTTGCCTCTGTTACTTTAACTCCAAGGTCATACGCTCTTTTACCAGCATCTGTTAATGCCAATAACATTTTATAGGCATCACTAGGGTTTGCTTTAGTGGCCTCTAATGGATTGAGAATTCTAGCTAAGAAAGCCTCATCATATCCTTCAGCAGAAACTTTAGTTGCTATCTCTTTGTAACTAACTTTTTCTATTTTGTCTGCGCCATAGGCTCTAGCTGTAGCTTCAATAAACTGTTTTACACCATCGTCATCTTTAATTAAGTCTAGATTAAACGCGGTCTCTGGCACGCCAGCTGCAACTTCTGCTGAGGTAGGTGACGGCTTACCAGTAACTGGCATTGCTGGCGCCTCTTCTAAAATCTTCTCAACCTTTTCTGGAGTAGCCTCTGGCATAACCTGATATGGCCCAACAGTTTCTTGCTCTTTACCTTTTTTAATTAAAGGTCTTTCAGTTTTTTTACTTGGCTTAAAAATATTACCTAGGTTTTTTAAGTCTTTTAATCCGGCAACTTGTACTGGTTCAAACTGAGGAGGTTCTTCAGCGCTTGGTAAAGCATCCTCAATTGTGGATACCTTTAGTGGCAGCTCTGCAACATCTTTTTTAGCAGAGTCTAATTCATCTAACCGCTCGTTTAATGGCTTTATAGACATTATTCGCCTCCATCAAATGTCTGTTTATTTAAAGCCTTTTCTGCTGAGGCTTGCTCTCGGCTAAGTCTTAGTTTATCTAAGCGCTTGGCGTTTGATTCGAGGAGTTTGCCTTGAGTATTTCCAAGAGCCTTCCCTGTTTCGCTGCTAGATCTGGGTTTTTTGCCTCCTGGCCTAGCATTATCTGTTGCAGTAGCTGCACGGAGTTTGTCGAGCTGGTCTTTGTATCCAGCTTGTTCGAGGATTGGGGCATATCTTTCATCATAAAATAGTGTCCTAAAGTCAGGGGTTGATGCTATTAAATCATCTGTAATTGCATTTTCTTTAATCAATTGTAACGCAGATCTAGTCTCATTAACATCGCTAGATTTTTCGTATACAGTCTTAGCCCATGACCAGATGGTTTCTTGAACCTCTGCTGGAGTCCATGTTTCGCCAGTTAGTTTTGTTAAATACTTGGCGGTATCACGAACCCTGGCATTCATTGCTAAATATCCAGGCCCTTTGCCAGCGTCTGTTTTAGTCAAAGATCCGCTAAATATGGTCTGGTCTACCAAAGAGAATGATGCCATCCATGCATCATTGGTAACTTGCTCAACATTGCCTTGCAAGTTTTTCATAAACGAATCAACTTTGGGGCCAGACAATGTGAGTGTAGATGGGTCTTCTGTAGTAAGCGCTCTGACAGAGTTGTTCTTCCACGCATCCAATACAGACTCTTCGCCTTTGCTTCCTTGTACGCTTTGCCCCATAACAGAGATAATTGATTCTCTATCCTGTGGCCTTCCAGCAGCTGTCCAGTTTTTCCATACTTGTAATGCGTTATATAGATTAGATTCAACGCTTGTTTGTGGGCTTGTTGCAGAAAGCAAAGCTGCAAACCTTGGAGCATCTTGACCAAATACTTCAATTATTGCTTTTGCAGATCCTTCGTACCATCCCTTTTTAGCAACGCCTCCAACTGCCGCAGCAGCAAATTCTTTTGTGCTTGGAAGAGTTGTTAATATATCTACCATTTTTATTGCTGTATCTGTACGCAATTTTCCTTGCTCTTCTGGAGTTAAGTTTTTAATTGCTTTTTGTAATACAGCAGCTTTATCGCCTGGTATCTTTAATTCTTTATCGCCAACCTTTACAGCCATTAACAATGCATCACCAAGCTCTCCAACTGGTTTAATGCTCATACCAACTGGCATATCTTTAGTGGCTTGTATAGCGCCTTTAATTAATTTTGGAGCCTCTAGAAACCCTGGCGCTGGCAAGAATGTACCTACATTGCTAAACATTTTAGCTGTATGCTCACGATCTGCTTGATTGGCTACACCCTGTGGAACAACCGCTGGTAGGATCTCTTGCATACGCTCAGTAGTAGGCAGTACTGGCTCACCTAAATATTTAGCAGCGCCTTCTTTATTAATCATATCTAGGATAGATCGAATATCACCTGGCAATCCAAGCGTCTGAGCGGTAATGCCATGCAATGCACCAGCCAATGTATCTAATAAAGCAATCAATGGGCGATCTAATCCACCAGCTTTAGCTGATTGCTCAACAGTTAAACCACCGCGCCCAACCCGTACACCGGATGGCTTTGGAGCTGGGCCAGCACCTTCTGGCATAACATCAGTTACAACTTGTGGCTCTGTAAATCCACTAACAGTAACTGACCCAACTGGATCGCGAGCTGAACCAGCAGCCAACATCGTATCTTGAGGCTGTTCTTCTTCTGCTGGCAACTGATAACTTTGCCTAATTAAATCTGCAAAACGATCCTCAATCATTACTGATCCTTATCTCTTTTTAATTTAGTCTGCATATCAAGCAATATTTCTCTTTCTCGCTTACCAACATCGGACAAATCTTTTTCTGTATAAATTCTTGTTGGATCAAATTTAATTTTATTTCTTTCTAGCCTAAGTTTAAAATCGTTTAAGTCAGATTCATATTGTTTGTGTTCTGTTGTAACAGAGTCTTCTTTAATAATATCTTTTATTACTTGCATTGGATCAAATGGTTTACCAGTTTGCAATGCCTCATATTTTTTCTCTCGCAGTTGACTTTGGACTCTTTCGTATCTTTGCTTTTCGTATCCAAATCCAAATGTCATTTCTCCTGGCGCCCCAACCGCAGCCCTTCCATAACTTAATGCATCTCTCATTGGGGCATCTGGATTGCGAGCTTGTTGTTTAAGTTTGTTTGCTTGTTGCCAGCTCATCTTGCCGTTATCAGCAAGTTTGTTTATATCATTTTCTCCAAGCAATCCACGCTGGGTCATTGATTCATAGTTACCAAACTCTTTTGGTGTAGCGCCAGAACCCTCTCCAGAAAGCAATGCTTTCATTTGACCATCTGGAAGAGTTACATTTAATGCTTTTATTTGACGATAACCATCTTGGCTACCTATTTTTCCGCTATAAACATTTTCTAAAATTTGATTTACTTTATCTTGATTTACAGCAAGAGCTAAATTATTTGTTTTATTATTTGCCTCAATAATATTGCCAGTTTTTTCTAGCCATTGAGTTTTTAATCTATCAATGTTTACTTTTTTCATTACCTCAGATAACTTTCCGTAATCTTTAGTAATTAATTTTTTATATCCATCGATTTCAGTTGGTGCAAAATCTTTACTAATTGCATATTCAATAATTGCATTAAGTTTAATTTTTTCAAAGTCTTGTGCTTTTTCTGTTACAAACCCCGGCTTATTTACAGAGCCAGAAACTGAAAGCACTTTTTCAAATTCAGCATTTATTAACGCTTGCAACTCTACTGGGTCAGATACTGTTTTAAGATGGTTTGCAAGGGTTACTGGTGTTGATGCCAAATGCTCTGTTACAAGCGCTGCCTTTTGCTCAACTAAAGTATTTTCAAAGTTTTTTGCGGCGGTAGCAATAAGAGAACTTCCAACCATAGATATAGATGCTCTAAACCTAGAGCCTTCTTCAGCGTCTACGGCGCTAATTGCTCTAGCGTATCCATTGGTTAAGGATTTAGTTTCTTGTTGAATTTGGTCAAGAGTGTATCCTTCTTTTTGTGACTTAATACTTAACTCTGCTAGTTTTTGCCTTCCAACTGATTCAAGTTCAGTTCTTAATTGAATGGCTTGAACCTTTCTAGCTGCATCGCCAAAGACTGTGCCGGGCTTTGCAAACAACTTTTGCAATGCGTCTGGGTCATCTTTTGCAGCCAACACTTGTTCTGCTGTTGGTGCATTTTCTGGCGCCCATTGCATACCTTCACGCCTTGCTTTTTCTTCCATCTCTTTAAAAGCAAAATTGGACAGCCTGTCTAATGCAGCGCTAATCCCTTGAGTCATAGCTACAGACTCTTTGATGTTAGCAAAGTCTAGACGTGGCACATCTGCTGGCAGATAGCCGGTTGGTTGGTAGCGTGGAAGTTCTGCCATGATTTATATTAGAGTGGTTTTGGTTCTGTTGATGGAGCGCTGCCCATTTTTGCATACATAAATCCAGCAGACCCTAGCTTTCCAGCGGCATCAAAATAGCCAGCTTGTTCAGCAATCTGCCCAGCTCCCTCATAAAGACTTGCTTGAATTAATCCGCTACGTTTAGTCATATCAGCATTTTGCAATGCAAACATAAACTCTTTACCGCCGCGAGTATTGTTTACAGATTGAATCAAACCAGCAGATCCCTCAAAGCCCTGTGTGCCACCAGCAAAGCCACGGGCTACTACAGCTGCGTTGGCTTGGTTGGTGCGCCTTAGGATCTCATTAGCCTGTAACTCATATTGCACAGCTCTGCGGTCAGACTCAACCTCGGCTTGCTTGGCTTGCATCTGATACATCTTGTTGCGGTCTTGGCCAGCCTTAATAGAACCAGCTGCGCTAACAGCAGTTAACGCGATAGCAGCGGCTGTAATTGGATCTTGATATTTCTGTCCAATGTGCTTGTTTACGGCCGGGCCATTAAATGGGTCACCAATTGGGCCATCAAAGTTTTTAATGTCTTGTCTAGAAAATTTCATATTAAGTTCCCTGATGTGTTGCTACTTTGTACTCCAAACCAAGCAATGTCATCTTTAATGGCACGTCTTGCTCAATTGTAATCTTGCCCTCAGTTGTATAACCTAAGAGTCCATGCATTGTTTTAATGCCTGTATACTCATCAACCGCCTCATCAAGGATGTCGCCAAACGCTCTGAATGGCACCTCAATAGCATTAATCTTCATGTGCTGAGTACTAGCCACCAACGCGTTAACTTCAACAATTCGTTTCTTAAATCCAATGCGCGTGCCTGTCTGTAGTTTTAAGTCTACAGGCATAGTTACCGCCTTTACAGAAATGGGTAGGCCTACCTCAAATTTAGTAGCTGACGAGCGTGGGAATGTGACTGTGCCACCGCCTGGTACTGTTTGATTAGCTTGTACAGATCCATCAAGAATGACGTTAACTGTCTCTGTAGCTACATGGCTCATTGAGACGGATGCAGCAGCTCCTCCAGTTTTAGCGCAGTCTGTCAACAGGTTGTTATCAAACGCCTCTACAAAGTATTGGAACGTACCATTTACATTGCGTTTGACTACTACATAGATGGTTGAAATGTCTACACCAACATCGACAAAGGATCCGTCTACAGTAATAAACTCAGAAGGGGCAATGACGTTTTGGGCGCGGAGTAATGAAAACACAGCCATCATGCCATCGTCATTATTTGTAATTAGCAATAAATCGTTTTCGTCAGTAGCCACAGACCTACGCAAAGCCATACGAGTTGGAGTACGCAAGAGATGGCCAGCAAGTAGCGATATCTTCTGCGTAACGTATGTAAGTTGCGTGTCAGTATAAGCAAACTCATTTAATGATTTACCTTGTCGCTGTACAAACAAGGTGCCAGACTCTAATTGTTGAACCCTAACGCCTTCTTTAATGCCGTTACGGCTTGCTGTTTTAACAAAGAAATTCGTTGGAGTAATTGGGTCAAGGCCGTTTTGGGGAACATAGAATTCACCTCCTGTTGTAAATACTTGTAAGTCGCGACCAGAGATAATATCTACAATCGCGTTAAATGTATTGGTGTCTAGTGTGGCCTCAACCGCATCATCATCCAATCCCTCTGTTGGATCAAAGTCAAAGAATAATCCAACTTTAGATCCCCATATGGTAGATGGGCGCGACTTAGAGCCACCGAAATATAGGCGGCCTTCATGGAATGTTACCGAGCGTGGATAGCCTTTGCCAGCGCTCCACACATCTTCGTAGCCTGACTCGTATTCCCAAGATCCATTAGCAATGGCAGAGGTATTAAAGAATGGGAACTCAGTAATAGCATCTACTGAAGTGCCAGATGTGTACTTAACAATCTTGGCTCTCCCTTGTGGAGACGCGTTGACGTATTGGCCAACGCTGCCAGCCACAAATACAGAGGAGCTGGCGGTTAATGTAATCTTACCTGATACAGCCGATGGTGTTAGCGTACCCGCTGGATTAGAAAAAGCGGCTGTGAAAGCATATTTTGGGATAGAGTCAAAAGTAATTGCTGTGCCTGTCCATGTAGCATCTGTACCGCCGCGCACAATCTTAATTGGATTAATGTCTGGATGAACCACAATAAGCGTATCGGCAGACTGTGTCCATACAATGTTGGCCAACCTAGCGCCAGTAAGCCCTAATGATGATGTATCTAAATAATCATTACCACTCCCATTAATAGCAGTAATCAAAGTCTTATTTTTAAATACGTGCATCCGATTATGCGTAAAGCAAAGCATATAGGAATCCGATGTAGAGAACTCAAACTCAACTAACCGGGTTCCGTTGCCAGCAGATTCTGTGCTAGTGTTTGGCAGGGATGAAATGTACTTGGTGCCAGGTCTACGTCTAATGCCACCCTGCGGCTGACACACCACATTGGTAGCCTCTTCTAATGCATTCTGATAGGCAGCTAAATCAACCCTTGCCCGGAGCAATGGGTCTAATTCGCCAGTAGAAAAGTTTGTCTGGATAGAGACAAAGCGAGCCATTAATACCTCACAGAAATAAGTGAGAAATCGTTAATAGCGTTGGTTGGCTGGTTAAGACCATCAATATTCATAGCCTGTCTTAAATAACCACCTCTGCCATTCTCAGCTGGTGAACCAACAGTAACAGACTGCCAATACTGGCTCTTCTCTGTTTGGTCTGTAATAGGTAATGCAAGGTGCCAAGTCATCATGTACTTGAGCAGCTGCACAAAATAACTAGGCATATCAAACTCAGGCACAGCGTATTGATAATCAATGTAAACCTGTTCATAATCGGCCAACAATTTGCTGCCCATGATTCTGTATTCTTTGCGTGGCGGGATGTTTGTAGCGTTTGTATCATACACCGCTCTAGGGGAGCCTAATCGGTCTCCTGGGAGCTGATACTCATAACGGTACTCGTTAACAGGGGTTGTTACTAACTGAGCAATAGAGGTCTTTTTAAAGCTAAATGACCAAGGGTAAAGCATTAGTGCTTGGTTGCGAATATCAGCATACAGGCGGTCAGCAATTGATGCCTCATCAGTTCCCTCATTAAATGAAGAGATAGGCTTTGCGCCTAACATCACGCAAGCATCAGAACAGATCGAAAGGGCGGTATCACCAGCTGCCATTTAATTCTCCAATGTAATAATGGGCCACCACCGAGTATCCCCAGTAATGGCCCATTTTAATGCCAAATACGATTAATCTGTATCTGTGTTAGCCAAAGTTGTACCATCGTTTACGTCAA